TCTGGCCGGTTTGCCTTCCGAGGCCTTCACGCCGATCTTATATTGCATCTGTTGCATCACGTTCCGTTCGAGAACCATATGCAGAGCTATATTGAAGTCACTCAGCAGCCTGGGCGGAAGGTCGCTTGGCATAACCTGGACGTCTCCATCAGGTAATCCTTGTGCTGAACGCTGTTCTTTTTGTTTCCTGATTATTTCTTCTAGTTCTTGTTGATTCATATTTCTCCCTAATGGAAAGCGAGCTTCACGTCTCCACGATATTGCGAGTACAAATCCATCTGTGGGTGCTGTTGAACGCCTTGCTCCCCGAACCTGTCGCAAATGAAATCTCTATTTATGTTCGTAAATGGTAAAGAAGTCTCCATGAGCTTCCCCTGATGCGCCATATACGGAGGCTCGGTAAAATCCTCAAATTGGTGCAGCGCAGGTTGTGTGAGCACATGAAACTCTGCGGACGGAAAATTGTATTTGTTTATCCAAAAGGCCGTCCAGCCACTCTTTAGAGATTTTACGTAAGACGCAAGTCTCTGGCTTAGTACATACGCATCGGTGTCGAGCGTAATCGATTTGGAGTAGTCGAATCTCTCCATCACTGACCGCATCACATACAGGGCCTTCCAACAGTATGGATAGTTCACGCATGACCCGCCTCCGCTGACCAATGGTTTGCGATACGAGACAATGTTCACCAATCCTATTCTCGGGTTGCCACCGTTCATCGGCTGAAGCTTGTCGTTCCAAATACTGGCACCTGTGGCTTCAAGATTCTCCGGATCAGAGCAATCATCACTCATCCAAATCTCATCGAACCCCAATTGGTCTTTCAATTGAATGTGGAAAAACAACCAATCCTGAATGCGTTTAACGCGCTCATATCCTTGCCAGTCTTTCCCGTCGAGATAACACGGGGCGAATAGAAGGGTTTTCATACTGCATCCGTCCTTTTTTGTTCATCGACTATGGATGCTACCTCTTCAGGCGACCATTCTTTTCCCTTGTTTATGCCGGGGCAAAATGAACTTAGGCTTTCCCATTTATTTGGCTCCATGTGTTCTGGAAAGAAAGGGAAGTTTCGACAGGCAGCGGGTCTGTGTTCGTAGATGCCGCATTTGGTACCCTCTAGGAAACGACAACGGTCTTTATTATTTACCAGGTACCAGGACTCATCCGGCTTGCCGTTTGATCGCCTTGTGTAATCAAATTTTCCGTATGCTGCCCAATCGGTTCTCTTAGTGCCAAGATGTTTTTCGATTCGGAGCATGTCGTATTCTGTCAAGAAAACGAAACCGCAATCACCTTGTGCCACGCAGCACTTCCCGCAATCTGGCTGACACTCAAATCTCATAACAATCCTCCGCAGAATTTGCATGGGGTAATGTTCGTAGATGATTTGGAATCAGGTTTTGGCTTGTTTGGCTTCGTCTGCTTCTTGAGAGGAGCCTTCTTTGCCTTTAGACTTCGGGGCGCCTTCTTCGTTTTCCTGGTCGGCTTGTGCGTCTTTTTCTTCATCGATTAATGCAAGCGTCTGTTCGTCTGTGTCGAGCTGAATACTCAGCAAGCTATCTTTATTACAGGCATCCCTGAATTCCAATGAAGAAATTTCACCAGACGTTTTTGCTGCGAGGAGTCGATTGAATTTCTGGGTCTTCACGTTCTCTTCTTGTTCGGCCGACAGAACACGAAGTGGCTCGAACTCTATACAAAGATCCGTGGGAATCATTCCGTACTGTTGCTGACAACGCAGCTGCACCATGCGGAGAAGGTCTTTCTTGGCAAAACTGCGTATTTGGCTCTCGATCATCGCGTTATAGACTTCGATATCGTCTTCACCGGAATTGAATCCGGCCGCGGAAATTCCAAACAATTTCGTGAGAGGCATGCGCAGATCGGAGGCTACTTGTTTCCGGATACCGTCCATTGTCTCTGCGATGCCTGCGAAAGTGAGTTCTTTTTGGATGAAGTCATCCTCAGAGTCCATCACAATAGCGTGGTTGTAGTTTTTGAGTTGGTTGGCCATGGCTACTCGATTGCGCACTGTTTGTGTTCCAGTAGCGGCGAGAAGTGTGTTGGCCAGATTCTTCATCTTGTATACGTCGACCTTGAACTCATCGAGGACTTCAAAAATCAGATTGTTGGTCTTCAGGTATTGGTTGATCGAATCAATCATGGATTCGCAAACCGATAGGCCCCATCCACGCAGTCTAGGTCTCAGAAAAGAAGGCGCATTGACGCCAATCTTCTTCAGAACCCTAGAACGATGAATTTCCCTACCGTAATAGTCATAGTAATCAGTGACGTCCAGATTTTGAGCGTCTATTGCGAGGGAATAATCATCCGTATTTTGCTTGGTCCAGTAGAGTTCCCACATATCCACGGCGCGGAACTCCAGCGGATCTCCAACTCGGATCGCTTGGACGTTTAGTGGTTGATAGAAGTCTTGATTAGTGATGATGAGCGTTCCGGCACCACCGAACAATCTATTCCAAGTTAGGGCATCTGCCTCTACAAGCAAATCTCCCTCTGTCTCCATGACATTCTGAATATCTTTGATTTGATCGGGGGAGAGTTGCTTTGAAATGATTTCGAACCCACCACGAAGCGCATCCTCCACAGGCACTCTGCATGCCGTTCGGATCAATCCCTTTTCACAATACGCCTGGGACAACATCTGCCGAAAATTGGATATGAAGTAATAGCGCAGATTGATCTGCATGGTAGTGACTTGTGTGATCGGTGTCCCTTGATTCGGACCGAATGGAAGTCCATTCCATGCGTTGCTGTTCATGCCTAGAAGAGCATCGGAGAGACCATTCACCACTGTATTGCGGAAAGTCTCTTCAGAAATTATGCCTGTTTCAAAAGGCATTGGTTTCGGCTTAAGGGACTTTGAACGCGGCGTGGAATTCTTTGTGATTTTCTTGGCCATGGAAGTCTCCGATTACTTCCCGCCTTGCTTCTTATAGAAATACTGGACGAAAGGCCAGCGCACTTCTCCGAATGCGTGCTGGCTCGCGCGCTTCGATTTTTCCCACAACGCTTCGTCTACGTTCTGCATATCTTCAACGGGCTGTTTGAAGGAGTCAGGCCTAGCTTGCTTGTCCGTATCGGCAGGAATCATTCCATATTCTTTCAATGCGTCTGATAGGCCCTCGAACTCTTCATTTTCATTGAGGCAGAAGTTCGAACCATATCGGACTCGTCCCATAGCGACTTTATCTCTGATTTCCATTTTCCCCTCCTAGAGAACATCGAACATTGAAATTTCTTGAGTAAGCTCATTGAAGGCGCCCGAAAGAGCGTCCACTTGGTCAACATGGCCCTCTGTATCTTCGGAGAAGTTTTCCAGCTCCGAGAAGAATTCTTCGTTCCATGCCCCTTTTAATACCTTAACATTCCCTGCTTCACATTGCGCGGACACCGGCAGCGCGCGGGTTACCTTGTCGGCAGAAGGCTTTGACACGCGTACGTCATACCCTGCGAGCAACCGCACCATATTTTGTGCATCGGCAATACCCGAAGAGCCAGGCTCTTGCTCGATGACTATCCTGCAATTGTGGGTGTCTTGGGAAGCAATGTTTCTGATGAACTGCTCGACCTGCAGCGGCGTGTCTCTAATGCCTGCGACGTCCGCGACGATGAACGTCCCATCGGACATTTTGAAAAGTCGGACCCCCCTGGTCCAACAAGGATTCGGATTTCCTGGATTGGGCTTGGTTGCGGCGCGATCCCAAAATCTGACCTGCATCACCACTTGGGCAGGGAAAGCCTCTATAATCCTAAACCAGCCCCGCTGGAACATGGTCCCCGCAGAGGCCGTAATGTTCCAATTGCCCTTCAGAAGTCTTTCCCTTTCTACCTTGGACAAAGCCATGAGGTTCGCCAGGTAGGCAGGGTCCTTCTCCATGAGGATCTTATTGTCGTGCAGCAATGAGGGGATAAAGGTGAAAGACTTAGGATGCTGCGCGGAGCCGTATTTATCTATGAGTTCTTTTCTGGAGTCAGCCCAAAGAAACATATTATCGTCCTGCCGAATAAACCATCTCAAGACGCCAGATCTTTCTGGTATGGGGAACCCCTCTGGTCCTATCCACCAGTCCACAAGTTGGCGAACCCAAGAATTAGCATCTGGATTACAGGTTCCACGCATTCTCCCGGGCAGACCGGACATGGAGCGGTTCCTTGAAAGCATGTACCAGAACTGTTTTGAGGTGAAGTGAGTGAGCTCATCCCACCCTATCCAGGCGATCTGAGAGCCCTGCCAATCGTAAACCGTGTTCTCGTTTTCGAGATGCGCGAACTTAACCGGCATTCCGCTGGGGAATTTCCACTCTAGTGTGGCCTGTCTCGGGTGTCCTCCTAGTGGGTAATAGAGCTTCATGCTCTCATCCCAAAGACCTCCCTGGTTTCGGACCTGCACAGAATTGCGGCGGAATATGACGGCGCCGAAACGAGGATTTTTCAAATGGTAGAGGGGGTCCAAAAGCAGGCTATATGTCTTCCCCCCTCCGGCCCCTCCGCCAAAAAGGGCAATATCCGCATCACACATGAGGAACTGTTCTTGGGGCCCAGGTTGGGGTCTAATCTCTTGTAACGACATTCTTGGCCGGGAGAATCACCACGACTTCCCTCTCCGTAGGTATCAATGGCGAATCATCCACTCCGACCAATGGTGTGGGGACCTTTCCAATCAGCCTATTCAAGATAACTTCCCAAGCATGCACATCGCCTTTTTGAATGGCTTTGGCTGCGATTTGTGCGGTCCAGACCATGAAGACCGTGGAGGCGGGATCTTTAATAATCCGTTTCAACCCTTCCAAGTCCTGTTTCAAAACGATATCGGTCATCTCCTGAACCTGTTCCTTGGCTAACATCTTCATTTCCTTCATGCCCACGAATTTACCGTTATAGCCAGTTGGATTTCTACCTGGTTCGCCCTTTTTGACTGGCTTGAGATAGGCATTTTGTTTTCTGGTAACGGGATTCATAAACGTTACTCCTACATAAGATATTAACATCGAAGCTGCAATTTTTTCATTTGCATGATTCACGGCGTTGATATTTAAATGAAATTCTCTTCTTAAAGCCAATTGATGCTGTTCCTTGTTGATGGGTGGGGGAGGCGGGGAATTAAAACGCTCCGTCTCCCCTTCGCATTAAAAAACCCCGAAGAAAAACTCCATGGGTAAAGTATTAGGAGCTCTTCATCGGGGCCAGTTGTTGAAGTATTCCGAAGGGTGAGAACGCTCCGAAACGCTTCAAGCCCGTTGTATCATGTCTGGGTCACGTGAAAAGAGAAGTCTGGTATCGAATTCTGATAGTCGGCCTAGGGGCGTGCCTTGTGAGCGCCCGAATTGCAGGCGTCGGCCGTGTCGTTGGATATCCAATCCTGAGTAATAGACCACCCAATCTAACTTCTCGAGCCACACCACAAAACCAGATGGCACCTTACTTTCATTTAGCTGAATGGCGCGCGCGAGTTGCGTGGAATCGATATCAGAATAGGTGAAATGTATTCGGTTGAATGCCTTACAATCGAAAAATCCAACGTCCCCTGTTTTTGTAACAACGGTGAAGTCGAGGTGGCTCTTCAGCGGTTGCCAGCGCATGCCTACGCGCCGACAGCTTATTTCGTTCTTGATGGGCCATAGACCTCGAGACAGGCATTCCTTACGAAAAGCCTCCTCAAAAAATTTACCTTGAGCCTGATTACTTGCGCCCTGAGAGAGCCAAGGGATTCTGGGCATTGCATTACTCGATTCCGAGTTTTTTCGCCTGCTCTGGATTGGAAGAGAGTAAAAATGACGAGAGGCCCCATTCGACCACCTGCCGGAGCGTGAGGTTTCGTTTCTTGAGTTCGGAACGGACCAAGACGAGCATTGCTGCATTCACCTCGGCTGTGATCAATATTTTGGCTTCCTTCTGAGTACTAGGAATCGGAATAGACCCATGGCTTTTCATAGAATGTTTCATTGTTTCTTCCCCATATGCAAATACATCCTAGCGTATTCATTCTGCAAGCCCCAATCTTGACTCTAATCCCTTTCTCACCGCGGCAGTCATATCTAATCCGTCGGCACCTAAGGACTGCGGAATATATTGAATTGCTTCCATTGGAACTCTTCCTGATGGGGACTTCCAATAAGACATCAATCCGCCCTCATCGGTAACTGTAATTTTTCCCATTATCACGATACTTGTGCGGCGTTTATTCAAGAAGACCAAGAGATCCCCGGAGGAAAGCCTTTCTATTTTCACGCCAGCCTCTTGAGCCTGAGACCAGAGACCAGGCTGTCTTGCCCTCAT